GTCGTCGTGTTCGTCGATCCAAAAACTCCGGTCGATTCGTTTCGTCTTTGGATGCGTCCGGCTCGTTCCCTGTTTTCGTAGGTGGCTCCTCGTCGGGCGTTGCAGGGTTTACATGATGGGACGAGTCCGTCTCGCCATGTTCCGCCTCGGTCGGTTTCTACCAGGTGGTCGGCCTCTGTTGCTGGTGCGCGTCGACACCAGTAGCAGATAGGGGAATCTCGGAGGAGTTCGGCTCGGGCTTCTTTGTATTCTTTCGAGTTGTATTCAGGTCGTTTGGTCATTGGATGCCGCCTCGACATGAGCATCGGTCGAGGCCTTTACCGGAGGGTGTCCATCCTGCGCCGTCGCAATTTCCACAGACTTGAGGTTCCATTCGCGAGAACTTAGGGCGAATGTTGTCACCTAAGTCTTTAGTGTTTGTTTCTTCTAATAGCGCCTGGTCGACCGACGCCTGGTTTTCCGGCTTCGGTTGTGGGAATCCTTGTGGATTCTGTGGATCGTCGAACACATAGACGGCGGTCGTCCAGCGGCCGCGTCCGTCCTGATGTTTCTGTCGTACCAGGTAGCCGACAGTTTCGAGTTCCTGGAGTGCGTTTCGGACGGAGTCGCGTCCCTCTTGACCTGTTGATGCCAGGTGCGCGGAGGTGGTTCGCCAGTTGTCCGGCTGACTAAGCAGGTAGACGAGGATTCCTCGAGCGCGCCATGACAGGCGACGGTCGCGGATCACCTGATTCGAGAGGACGGTGAAATGCGAGGAGGGTCGAGCGGAACGAACGATCACAGTTCGCCTTCCTCCATCCGTCGGATCGTCTGACGGGTTTTCATGAGTTTTTTCGTCACCTTCTGAACCTCGTCCTCGAGGCGGTCGACCTCGGCCTGAAGTTCCGCGGCTCGCTGAGCCTGAGCCAGATAGTCGGCCTTATAGCGTTCGATCCTGTTTTCGAGTTCCTCGATGCGATCCTGGGCGCGCATCATCGCCGAGGCCGCATCTCTGAGGACGGCTTCGAGTGTTTGATCGGTCATGTCGGGATTCCTTCCGTAAGTATTTTTCGGGCTTCCTGGATGTCGCGTGGCCGCCAAACATAGACATTCGCTCCGGCGGCCTCGAGCGTGTCGATCCATTTCTGTTGGAATTCGGAAATCCGTCCGACTGTCGTTTTTAGTTCGACGAACAGGACGCCGTGATCCTTGTGAGCCATGACAAGGTCGGGAAATCCGATGTCGCCCTGTACGGCGGTTCGCCATCGTCCGGCCGAATTCTGGACAGGCATCGGATGGAACACGAGCCAGCCTTTCCATTTCGCGAGTTCCACGATCGCGGCCTGGAGTTGACGTTCGGACACTTTCAGCATCGGATTAGACATGGGAGTTCCTCGATCGGTCGTAGTTCGCGGTATGGGAGGCATAGTTCGCCGTTCACCTCTCGGAGTTTGTCGTTCGTGTTGATTTCAGCGAGGATGTCCCAGCCGACGAACTTGACGATCGAATGATCGAACAGAGTCCAGGCCAGGACGTAGATCGTCGCCGGGGGATCATTCTGGGCGCGTGTGTATTTCATGAACAGGTCACGTCCGGAGGTCACATTTCGACACTTGATTTCGTAGCCTGGGAAATCGGTTTCGAATGGGGATGATTCCTCCGACCACGGGAGGCCAGTCATCCGTCGGAACGCGATTTCACCTTTCACGCCGACGAACTCTGATTCGAACGTGCGCGGATGGTTTCCGTGATGGAGCGCGCCTCGGTTTTCGGCGTTAAAACGGCGTCCGGAGGCGACCCAGCCGACGGCCATGAGATCGGCCGGAGTTAGTCGAATCTCGATCATCAGAACGGATCGTCCGGTGAGGCTTTCATCGCGTCGATCGCCTGCTGAGCCGATTTCAGCGTGTCGATCAGGGACGAGGCGGCCGCTTTCGTGGTCGGGATCGGGCCGGAATGTCCGAGCGCTCGAATCATCCGTTTCTGGGCTTCTGTTGGGCCAGCCGCGGCCGAGCCTAGGGATTCGCGTTTCGGAGCGTCAGACGGGCGTCTAGGGGCCTCTGATGGGCGTTCGTCGGAGGTTCGGGCGTCGACCTCATTCTGGGAGGCGATCGCCTTTTCGATCCCAAATCCGAGATAGCCGAGCGCGCGTCCGAGCGCCGATGTGAATCCGACCATCCATTCCGAATCGGCGGTGAATTTCGTTTTCCCTGGGATCGGTTCCCAGGCGGAGCCGGTGACAGGTCGAGTGTCGTCCGGTGTCAGGTAGACGGCAACGGAACACACGAGGAATGTTTTTCCGCCGCTGAATTCGACGATGTTATGTCCAGCCTCGACGACCCTGAGGTCGGGGTATTTCTCGAGAGCCATTCGGAGCCGAGTTGGTACATCGACGTATCCGTCCAGGTTGTAGGTCATTTTTGTTTCCTCCAGTCGGTGAGGCGGCGATCCATGTTCGCCGGTAATCGGAACTCTAGTCAGCCGGTGTGTCGTGAATAGCGCATTTTGCGTCGTTCGCCTTCAGTCAGGCCTCCGTAGATTCCTGGGAGTTCTCCGTCAGGGAACGACATGGCGAAATCGAGGCAGGCGATCCGGACGGGACACGATCGGCAGATCGCGCGCGCTTTTCGAGCCTGATCGTTTCGGCCGCGTTCCTGAAAAAACAGTTCGATCGGCTGTCCGATACAGGCGGCCGAGTAGCGCCAGGACATCATCGAGTGAGCGCCCAGGGACGCCAGGCGTCGCCTCGAGCCTCGGAATACAGGTAGAGCGCTCGAGCGCTTCGGAGGTTCAGGAGAGGGTCATAAAGGTCATTACAGTCGGCGATGATTCCCTGAGCCTGGAGCCAGCCGACCTCGTTGTAGCGGTTCGGTCGACACCAGGAATTCGGGTGAATCTGGAGGAGGCCTCGATCGTCGTCGCGGCTCGTCACGGTCGGATCACATCGGGATTCTCGGAACATGATTCGGAGGAGCCGGTCGAGGATGAACGGATCAGGCGGCCAGCCAGCCTCGACCGCTAGAGGAGCCCAATTCTGACACGGTGTTTCCGGAAAAACGATCGGCGCGAATGTGGTCGTGACCTGCGGTTTCGTGGTCGAAACGGCCGGCGATGTCGTCGAGGTGGTCGTGATCGGGATGTGAACAGTCGACGGAATGGAAACTGTTTCCGTCTCTTGAGGAGGTTCCGCCGGAACGGAACACATAATCAGAGCGCCATAGGTGATACCGGCGATCGCGAGGAACGCTTTCAGGGACATAGGTTCTCCTGGTTAGTCGGGATAACAGGACGGGCGCTGTCTACCGACTCGGAGCGGCGATGTCTAGTCAGCCTTTTTTCTTACCGATGATCGGTTCGACAGGGACGCCGGAACGCGCCGCGATTCCGTTCCCGATCGCATACCCGAGGATGCTTCCGATCATTCCGGTTCCAGCCTCCGACGGGATCGCGCCAACGGCGAGAAGGACAGTCAGGCAGACGAGGCCGACAAGCGCGATCAGCGCTTTCGAGGGGTTCGTGATGTTCATTCGGTTTCCTCCCGAGTAGCGGCGATCAGGATTCGGTCGATCGCCTGGTCGATGTCGTCGGGACTGTTCGCCATGCTCGGCGCGAGTTCGTAGTGAGTCCACATTCCGCCGCGTCCGATCGTCGGACGTTCGTACACTTTCCAGCCGGACAGGAGGCCTCCTGGATCACGGTCGCATCGGTAACCGGCTCCGTAGCCGAGCGTCGGAATCCATGCGCCCACGTAGTCATGAACGGCCTCGACCTGGATGGTGTCGCGGTTCAAGTAGAGGAACTCGATCGCTTTTCGGACGGTGTCGCGGTCGCCTCCGAGGTCGGCGGCGCGGCCGGTCGCATGGACGGAGCGCGCCTGACCGCCTCGGACATTTCTGTTCGCATAGATGCCGAGGTCTCGAGAACCTGGAAACAGGAACAGGAGCCAGTCCTGGAGGCGACGCGTTCCAGGACGAGCGCTCGACGCCAGGTCGCGGTTTCCGGTGTATGGGCGCATCAGGCCGGAGGTGTCGGCCAAACGACCTCGAACGGGTCGGTCGTGTTCGCCGGTAGATCGCGGAGCGCCTGACGGTAGGCCTTCCATGCGGTCGTCGAGGTCGGTGTGTCCGAGAGAACTGTCCAATCGGATTCGGCGAGGAGTCGGTTCCGTCGATAGCGAAGATCGTGCCAGGCTTCTGTTACCTGTTGGTTTTCCCAGGCGGCGATTTCGTCGGGTGTCCATTCCCGTAGTGTTTCCTCGCCTGTTTCGCTGTTGATAATTAGTTCATTCATTGTTTCTGTCCCCATACCTCGATGCGTGTATAAGTGCGATTCGCCATGTTAAATGCGAGTGATCCGAAAGTGGTATACGGGCCGACGTATGATCCCCCCCAGTTCCAGGCGACGCCGTTTGCGCCATAACTGCTGTCCTGGCCTTTGCCGACGCTATGGAAGTTAATTTCGGAGGCGTTAGCGGTGTCTTGTCCGGCGTAGATCAGAACACAAAAGTTATGATTACCGGCCAGGCCAGTCGCCGCATTAACCGGGATACCGTCCACGATGTTTCCCCACCAGTAAATGTTCCCGTTATAGGTTCCGCTGTACCTGTAATTGCTTCCGTTGGTGTCGCCGTTGATTCGTACCCATAGCCGCTGGCTGCTGCTAGTGGTTACATAACCGGTGACCATAAGCACCCGATAGTTATCGAATGAGCCGGTGACGGTCACCGTGGTCGTGTTGGCGGTGGTTGTAGTGATGAGTTCCCAGGGTGTCGAACTGACTGATCCCCAGGCGACCGATCCTGCGCCGTCTGCTAACGGAACTTGATTTAGTGTGGCCGAGGTGGGGTCGAATAGGTTGAGGTTTGTTCCGATGTTGTTGACTTGCGCGGCGGTGAGAACGTCACCATCAACGAAATCGGTTTTAGTGGGCCAGGTCATAAAGTCTCCTAGAGGGTGTTAGTGCCGAGAATACCGAACTCGGTCGATCCGAGAATGAACGCGGTCGATAGTGGATAAGCGGTCGAAAAACGGGTGATCCAGCGGTCGGGCGTGATGTCGTGCGAGTGTCCCTGGATGGTCGTTCGGACGGTGAGTGTCGAGGCTCCGGAGACTGTTTTCGTGACGATGATCGGGTCGCCTATCTCAAGCGTGAGCGCCGGTTCGACACGATTCGAGTCCTCCGAAAGGTCGAGGCCGATCGAATCGACACGGAGCCGAACCTGTTTCCGGTAGTTCAGGATCGCGTTCGCTTTCGCGAGTGCGTCCGAATTGTTTTTCATGTAGAGGCCGGAACGGTAATACGAACGGCGGAAATACTCGGCGATCGACTCGGCGTCGCTCACGGTCTGCGGTGCGCCTCCGAGACGTTCGATCGTCACGTCGTTATAGAGTTCGGTGTCGTCGTAGTTGATGTCGATTTCCTGATAGTCGATTCCGGTTCCGTCGTCGGTGAATTCGTAGGGATCGGGATCGGCGGCGAGTTGGGCGAGTTTGGTTCTCGAGTAGAACGCGGCGTCGCCGTTATGTTCCATGAAAAATGTTCCCAGGTCGGACGCGGCGACAGTCTGGATGGTTTGGAGGCCGGATCGGATTCCGCCTGGATCGTTTTCGAGGAGCGTGTCGCCGATCGAAATGTCACGCTGAACGGTCGGCCAGTCGAGTTCGTCGAGAATTTGGTCGATTCGTTCGCCTGGAAGGTCGTTCGTCGCGGCCGCCGGAATCTCGTCGATGTTTGCGAGTTGGAGGAGCCGGAACCCGTCGATCGCCTGGACGGTGACTGTCGCATAGTCGACGGACTGGTCGGCCCAAGCGTAATCCCAGGATGTGATGTAGCCGGAAAACAGGTAGTAGCCGACGCCGTCGTAGTCAGTCGTTATCTGTATCTGTCTCATCGGCTTTATTTGGCCGTAATAGGGACTGGATTCGTTCGCTGGGTTCCAGTCTCCGGTGAAATCGAGGAATTGGACTGTCGCGGTTCCTGGGGATGTTTCCTCGAACACTCGGTCGCGTCCGTGACGTGTCGAGATTCTGGTCGTGAGCGTCGAAATGTCGACGACCTGAACAGTTGAGGTTCCGAGGACATTCGCGCCGAGTTGTCCGTGTACGGGGTCGCCGAGTTGGAGGACAGGGCCGAATGAGGCTCCGACTCCGAGACGGATTTCGACTTTCGGCTGGCAGGGTAACATCAGGCGACGTTCGAGTAGACGAGTTGGGAGCCGTTTCGCTGGGCGTTGACGAGGCCGCGACGGATCGTTTCGATCAGGTCGTCCTCGGCGATGACGGAGCCGGACACGTTGACGGTGATGTTCCCCATCATTCCGGCGCGATTCAGGGGGATTATGGCTTCTGGGCCTGCTTCGCCGACCATCGCGAGAGTCGGGCCGGTGACGATGCCACCTTCGGCCATCATTCGAGGCAGAGTCACGCGGCCGATCGTGCCGATGTCCGGCGCTAGCGGAATCTTGTTATAGGCACGAATAGCCGAGTTGATCGCGTCGATGATCCAGTTAATGGCCGCTTCGAATCCTCCGATGATGTCGTTTATGACATCCTTAAAAAATCCGAGAACCTTGTCGAACGCGGATTCGGCGGCGTCGGCGAGTGCACCCCAGATTGCTTCGCCAAGTTGGAGGCCGAGTTCGGCGGCAGTTGTGACGAGGTCGACGAACAGTCCTGGGAGCGCCTTCACGAGTTCGACGATGAATGAGGTAAGTCCGGCGATCGCTTTCGGGAGGAGTTCCGCGAGCCATGAGAGGAGCGCTCCGGCCAGTTTCAGGGCTTGAGCGGCGACCTTAGGAACGGCTTCGGTGACGATCCATTGAGTGAGCGCGACGAGGAGTTCGCCGAGTTTCTTGAGCATCGGCTGGATGTTCGGGCCGATCCAGTCGACGAGCGCGTTTCCGAGTTCGACGAGTTTTTCGACGAGCATCGGGAGGCCTTCGTCGATGACCCAATTAGCGGCGGCGGCGATCCATTCACCAAGTTTCTCGAGCATCGGGCCGATACGGGGGCCGATCCAGTCGATGAGCGCCTGACCTAGTTCGCCGAGTTTCGCGAGCCATCCTGGAATTTGTTCGCCGACCCAGGCGAGGAGACGGCCGCCAAGTTCCTGGAGTTTCGCGAGAACTCCTGGAATTTGATTGCCGATTGTCTGGATGATTCCGGACAGGCCTCGCTCGCGGAACATTTCGACGACGCGTTCGATTCCTGGGATCGCTCGGTCGACGATGAACGACACGAATTTCTCGAAAATTGGGAGCAGATAGGCGCCGAGTCGTTCCTGGAGGAGACTAAACGCGACTTTCATTCGGTCGGAGGCGTTCGCCGTCGCTTTCGCGGTTCCGCCGACCTGCTTCTCGATTGCCTCGAGGATCATGTCCTGAGCCTCGAGAGTTTTACCGGACTCGACCAGCGTTTTAATGAGTTCCTGCTCGGATTTAGTGAACGTAATTCCGGATCGGGTCAGCGCCGTAATTCCCTTGATCGGATCGTTCAGGGCTTTTCCGAGTTGGACGGCGTTCATTTCGGCGGAGCCGAATCCGGCGGCCGCCATGTCGACCGCGGCCATAGTTGCCCGATCGAATGAGCCGCCGAGTTCGTCGGCGGTGGTTGCTAGTTCCTTAAATGTGAGGAGTTTCGCCTGGGTGAGTTTGATCTGATTTTGGTCGACGCCAGTCTGGAGCGCCGTTTTCTCAGCCAGAGATGCGAGGCGTTTCGTGAGTTGCTCGACGGACGTTCCGGCGTTCGCTGTCCCTTCGCCGAACAGTCCCATCGATTCGGCAATCTGGGAAATTCGGGCGTTAGCGGTCGCGGCTCGTTCACCTGCGGCGATGAGTTTCGCGCCGACGGCGACTCCGGCGGCTCCGACGGCCGCGATACCGATCGCCGCTTTTTTTGCGACGTTGCCAATTTTTCCGAACGCTGATTCGGCGGCCTTGATTCCCTTATCGGAGAACTCGGAGAGGATCGGGATAGTTATCGCCATTAGCCGAGTTCCTTCTGTATGTAACGCTCGACATCGCGGACGAGGTCTTTCATGTTCGCGGTGACGGCGTCGATTTTCGCTTCGGCGGTCGGCCACATGACGCGCGCCGGTTGACGGCCACGAGTAGAGAACGCCTGTCCGAGCCTGTTATGGGTGCGCGCTCCGGCGAATTCGTAGATCGCGGCCGCTGGGTTCGACTGGACGACCTTTATCGAGGAACGTGATCGGTTTCTGGTGTCGACTTTCGGTCGGACTCCGGATCGGGCGCGCGCGATCGAAAACGGAAACAGTTTCCGTCCCTTTTGCGACCAGACTCGTTTCGTTCCGGACGGGACTAGGGCTTCGTTGTAGTTTGCTTTCGCGGCGTCGACGATCGGAGCGGCGATCCGTTTCACGTTGTCGTTAAATTCCTTCCGGAGTTCAGGGTCGATTCGGCGGAGCGTTTTAGCCGCCTCCTTGACTCCTGTGACTGTTGCTCCGGCCATTTTTCCGACTCTCGTTAGTTATGTGGATGACTGTCGCCAGATCGTCCACGTCGAACTCGATTCCAGGCGGCCACCAGCCGAACTCGACGACTAACTCGGCGAGTCTGCGTCGGTAGGTGGCCGCTCCGTAGGGTTTGGGGTTTCCTGGTCGACGACCTCGATTTCCTCGAGGCGTCGGATGAAATCGTCTAGGACGGCCGGAACGGTGATTCCGCGCTGTTTACAGGCTTCGTGAGCCAGGAACGCTAAATCTTCGATTCCGACTCCGTCCCGATCGAGGGTCGACGCCTTCCGTTTAAAACGGCGTTCCCAGGCGACGATCGTCGCCAGGTTGGTCGTGACCTCGATCGGGCCTTCGCCGATGTCGATTTTCATCGTGATTTTCATGTCGGGACTCCTGACTGTTAAGAGGTTGCGCGTACCCAGGTTCCGCCGGTGAACGTGATGTCGATCGACGACAGTTCGCCGACGCTCGTGTCGATCGGAGGATACGACGCGAGAAACGCTCCGGTGATCGTGTATTCCGGATTCGTGGCCGAGGCCACGTCGTCGGCTGGGAGGATCACGATCGTGGTCGTCGTTCCGACGATCGCGTCGAGGGTCGCTTCGACCTCGGCCGCTCCGTAGGAACAGAACAGGGTCATCGTCACCTCGACGGATTCGAGTCCGGCGGTGTACGAACGTCCGGTCGAGCCGAACGCGGTCGTCTCGAGAGCGTCGTAGCCGACGGTGAGCGTGGCCGCCGTACATTGATCGGACAGGTCGACCGAGTTCACGGTCACGCTCGGATTGCTGAGATAGGTAGTCGTAGCCATTTCTGGGCCTTTCTAGTTACGCCGTGAGGCGATTCTGACGGTGAGGTCGTAACACGGGAGATTCTGGCCGCCGAGTTCGATCGTGTTCGGCTGTCCGGAGGTGATCGGGAGAGTCGAATTCATGAGCGCGTCAACGGTCGTGAGGAGATAATCGGAGGCGTCCTGGTTTCCTGGAGGAGCCGCGAGAACGGACATTCGGAACGTGAGGTCGCCGACGTTATAGGTGAACGCATCGAATGATGGCGGTTCGATGAGAACGGTGAGCGGTCGAGCGTTCCTGGGGTCGGTGACGGCGACGAGGCCGAGACTGGTGATCGTCGACACGAGCGCCTGAGTCGATTCATAGAAAATTCCGGACGGCATTTCATGCGACCTGTGAACGGTTGATTCCGAGGAGACGGTGGACGTTTCCCATACTCATAATCGGCTGGGCCGCGCCCATGTCGGTAAATGAGGCGTAGGAATCGACCGAGCCGCGTTCCCGATACCAGGCCGCCGCTAGAACGGTGACTCCGAGTTTCACGTCTCGAGAGGGAACGGTCGACAGACTGTCGAAATAGCCAGCCGCTTTTCGTCGACGGAACGACCAGTCGTTCGCCGCGTTTACAACAGTCGTGATGAACGCGGTGTCGTTCGCGGTGGCCGATGCGATTCCGAGCCATTCCTGGACATCGGCGGCGACGATCCACGAACACGTTTCCGTCCAGGTGACAGTCCCGAACGGATCGACGGCGGATCGTGCGATGTTGTCGCCAGCATCGACGAAAATCAGTTGGTTTTCGTGGATGATCGAATAATCGAACTCGAGGTCGCCTTCGGTTGAGAGGCCGGTGAAAGCGTAGGGCTCAGTCGAAATAACGGTCTGAGTTCCGTTCAGGGTCGCGTCGCATCCGGCGACGGTGATCGACTGTCCGACTCCGATGTCGGTCGACTGGAGAGTCTGAATCACGGCGACGCCGTCTAGACGTTGCTCGTGGGTGATTGAGAAGGTCGCCATGATTCAGACTCAGCCAGGGGATCAGGAGGCGGTGCGCTTGATGAACTTCGAGGCGTCGAGCATGAGCGCCGAGAAATAGCCACGGAACGCGATCGTCCGAGCCAGTTTCGACGGATCTTCGATCGACACGGCGCCCTTCTGCTGTTCCCAACATTCGAAACCGTCGCCGTGTCCGACGATGATCGTTCCGGCGGCGAAATTGCGATCGACGACGACACGGAGGCCGAACGCGACCGACTCGGCCGAGCCAGGCGACATGGAACCGAACGAGTTCATCGGCCCGACCTGAGGAAACAGCGGTCGACCGCTGGTGTCCACCAGTAGTCCGAGTTTTTCCCAGGTGTCAGGCGACAGGAACAGGTGGTTCGGGAGCCAGCCATTCGACGCCGAGAGGATGTCGGCGGCCGCGCCGTAGATGAACGCGGCCCATTCTGCCGGATCGGTCAAGTTCGCATCCGAGAGGACGAGGGTGTTCGTGGCTCCGGCGACGAGAGCGTCGGCGGCGACATCGTCGGTCTGGTTCGCGTAGATGCGGCTCATGTCGTCGAGGAGCGCGCCGAGAACCTCTGGACTCGACCAGTCGAGGCTGGCCTCTGAGACGGAGCAGAAGCCGCCGTAAATGCCCTTCGTGACCTGGATGTCGTCGACGACGAATGTTCCGTCGTCGATCGTGGTTCCCTGGGTGACGGTTCCGATGGTCGTGTGCGTGGTCACCTTCGGACGAATGAACACTTTTCCGGATGCTGGCATCTGACGGACTGATACGGCATCGACGACAGGTCGGAGGCCGCGAAAGTTGTTGTAGATCGGCGACACAACCGGCAACGGCATGAGGCCGTCGAGGTCGGTCGTTGTCACGTCGGGCGCGGCGGCCTTGATCTTCGCCTGGAGTTCGGCGAATCGTGAGCCGCCTTCGACGGCGGCGGCGATCCATTCGCCAGGGGTCGGCATCTTGAACTCGCGTCGCGGTTCGGCGAACAGCGGAGCGGATGCCACGACAACCGGAGCGGCCGCCGTAGTTTCGTTGGTTTCGGTCATGACTGAATCCTCCTCGGGTTCAGGGTATTGGGGTTCGGGATCGTCCTCCGGAGCGGAGGCGACGACGGATGTGATTCGCGCATCCGAAAACGCGGGAATCGCGACGAGGCTGAGTTCGTGCCAGGTTCCGGCCTGAACTCTCATCGTTCCGTCCTTGTCGAACTTGTATTTCGTCGGTTCGACTCCGACGCTGACGGCGTCGAGCGCTCCCATTTTCAGGAGTTCTAACGCGTCGTCTCCGGCTCGTGTCGAGGCGACACGGGCCGTGAACATCATTCCCTGGTCGGTCGAAACTCGTTCGGTGACGAGGCCTCGAACCTGGGACAGATCGTGTGATTCGACGAGTTTCGGCGCGCGTCCATCCTCAGGGAGTGATCCTGGTTCGAATAGGACACGCTGTCCGAGACTGTCGGTCGTTGCGACATTCCAGGGAACGGCGAGGCCGGTGATCGAACGAGACGGAGCCTCGTCCGGCGCGGCCGCGTCGATAGTGAGATCGGTGACGTTTAGTCGGATCATGAGTTCATTCCTTCCGGAACCTCGATCGGTTCCTCCTGGACGATTTCCTGTTCCTGTTTCCCGAAAATGTCCTCTGTGTCGAATTCAACGTGTCGTCCTCGAGGAATGATGTCGTCCATCGAAAGGCGTTCGGCGATCGCGGTCGCGTAGGGTTTAGCGCCCCATATCCAGAGGTCGACGCGTTGTTCCTGCGCGTTGTTGTAGGTCATTCCCGACGATGTCGGAGCGGAAACTAGGTAGGCCGGTACTCCGGCGAGTCTCGAGAGTTCGAGCGCGGCGTGTTGACGTGCTTCGGTGAGTTGGAGTTTCTGAGGGTCGGATGAGAATTCGACGAATTTCACGGCGGAGTTCAGAGCGCCGATCGAGGAGTCGCGTCGCGCTCCGGCCCATGCGGAGGCGAGTTCGCCGAGTTCGTCGCCGGACATCGGTTCCGAGTTGTCGGTCTGTTGGAGGTATCCGGCGGCAATTTCGGTAAGTGCGAATCGGCGAGCGGCTTCGTCGAGGCGCATCGCGATATCGATCGAACGTCGGCCGGTGTATACGATGCCCTGATCGGCCGCCAGGAAAAACACGACATTACGCTGATCCAGTTCGACGCCGTTAAACATGACGGTCGACGGATTTCCGAAATACTGCGGCGGTTCGTTGTCCGGTGTCGTGATCGATCCCATCGGGAGCCATTCGAACGACTGAGGAAATCCTGTCGAGTAGCGGCTGGTGATGTACCAGCAGGCCGCGCCATAGAACATGAGATCGGAAACAGTTTGGGCGATCATGAACTGTCGGGTGACTTTCGGATCGGGTCGAGTCATCCACGATTCGCCGAGGACATAAATTTTTTCGTATTCCTCGCCGTTCCATTGGAGCGTGTATTGGCGAATATCGAGTCCGGCGACCATCGTCGCGAGCATGGATCGGGCGCGCGTGATCGTTGGGATCGACAGCGCTCGTTCCTCGACAGTCCCGACTGAATAGCCGAGGAACGAGCCTCGCTGTCCAGCCACTCCAGCGGCGGCCTTGATCGGTACGACCGCGGCCGCTGGGCCGTGCGATGAGCGGCGAAAGATTCCCATTCCGACGCGCATCATCTCACATAGTGGGACGGATTTCTAGGATCGGGCGACGCCGATCGCTGGACGCCGATTCGGAGCCTTCCTCGAGGCAAGCGCCGCCGACCAGACGAGCGTCCGGCAGAGTTCGATCGGGCCTGGGGATTTCTGGGAGGAGAGGACGACTGTTCCGGAGGTTTTCCCGAGAACGGCTCGAGAGACGTGTTCGGTGAGTTGTATCTGGCCGGAATGGACGAGTTTCCCTTCGGTGATCATGTTCCGGACGAGGCTCGTGTATTTCAGGAGTTCGCCGTAGCCAACAGTTTGGGAGCGTCTCCGATATTTGTCCGGCGTATGTATGTCCAGGGTCGGGGTCACGCCGAACTGAACATCAGGGTCGCCGAGAACACGGTCGACCTCGATCCACATCGCATCCTCGGATTCGACGGTGAATTCGACGGCGACCTGGACTCGGCCGTCGGGCCGGAGCGCCGCTCGGACTCCCACATAACGCGAATCGTCGATCGACGAGTCGACGGTGAGCGTTCCGCCTGGAGGCATCGGATCGGCGGTTTCCTGGGATTCCCAAATTCCGATCGGGAGCCACGCCTGGGAACTCGCGACCCAACAGTTCAGGTGAGCGCGGAGGAACGCGGCTCGATCGGGGGATTCGGCGGCCGCCTCAAGCGCCTCGATCCGGACAGTTTGGCCGAGAGCAGGGTTCGCCCACGGCCACCATTCCCGACCCCAACCGGAGCCAGGCGGAGGTGACCATTCGGCGAAATACAGGCGAGACGGTTTTCCGGTGTCGATCGCGTGGATCGCCTGTTCCCGAATCTTAATCATCGCCGTCGACGACTGATCCCCAGCAGTTGACCACATCGACAGGAGCGGCGACGGTCGGGCCAGCATCGTCGGCCGGAGCGCATCGAAAATCACGGTCGGCGCTATTTGCCAGAGTTCGTCCACCAGGACGAGATCGTTCGACGCGCCATGCTGGGAGCCGGTAGCGGCGACGACTCGGAGCGTCGATCCGTCCGGCATGATTAACTGTTCGCGGCCATACGACCAGAACGCTTTCCCTCCGGCCTTTTCGAGAATGGGAGCCAGGGTTCGAAACATCGCCGATGAGCGGTCGAGTTTGTTCGCGACCAACATGACGGACTGGGCGTCGTTCCGAATTCGAGGCATTTCCTCGAGCCACCATCCAGCCAGCGCGAGGAGGCCCACCGACTTTCCCTGCTGGCGGCCGCAGGTCACCAGGGACTCGGTATGGCAGAGAACGCCGTCTCGGTGTTCGAGTTGTCCGTCGATCACGAGCCTCTGCCACGACATGAGCGTTTTCCCGAGATGCTTTTCGGCCCATTCTGCGACCTGGGGGCCGAAACTCTCAGGACTCAGGCTCGACGTGACCAGTCTCGGCTCGGCTCGTCCAACTAGCGGCAAATCCGACCGATCGGAGCCAGATTCGGCCGAATCTCGACCTTCTGAGAGATTCTCCGTCC